ATCCGCTGTTCCATTTGTTGTGAGATACATTCTTGGAGTAGACCCCATGGCTGAGCCAGGTTCTTTGTATAGATCAGGCAACTCGAAGATATAAACACCAGACCTGGCCTCATATGCTTTCACTGCTTCACCAGCAAAGTCTGTGTGGTGACTGGTGATTCCAAAACCACCTGACCTCTGATCTGTAATGTCTGTCGCCTCTACAACTGACTGGAAAAACTGTCCAGTAAATCCTGCTGCGAAGTCTGTGCCTCCGTTTGATACGTCAGCAATTGCTTTTGTAATTACACCAGACTCTCTAGGCTTAGTGTAGATATTTGTCCCAGCAGTAAAGGTCAAGGTAAACAAGATGATTCTTGGTTCATCCAGTTCACCCTCTGCCTCAATAGAATCAACCACGCCAGTCAGAACGATTGGAACATCGATCTTCTTATGAATTTCGGTGAAGTTTACAGAGACAGTAAAATCGGGTGTGAAGTTGGGAACAATTTGTTCGATGATTTGAAGACCATCATCCATATTCCTAACAGCGATGTTTAGTTCGAATTCAACATTGTATGGAACCTCAGCATAGTCATACTTCAAACTGTTTGTGACCGAAGGCGAAGCAGCCAATCGTTTCTGCATCGTGTTTCTTTTACGAGTAGGATCGTAGGTGAGTGTGGTCATCGAAAAACCCATGCGAGGCAAAATGGAACCCACATCCTGTTCGATTGATTCGAACTGTCGCAACATCATTCGAAACTTCTCTTTGCCTGTATAGGTTAGAGGCACACGAATTTGTTCGACGGCTGTTGGGTTTCCATCAATTGTTTCTTTTCGCTGCACATAAATCTCATTGAATAGAGAACCGAATGCGACAACGGTTTTGCGAAGACTCTCATTATAGAAGGGATTGCCGAACATTACAGATCACCCTCCGAGAATGGGTTTAGGTCTGTGAAGTCTAAGAAGGAAGCAGCCTCTCGCTCAAGTGCATCGTTATCAGAGAATCCATCAATGTCAACGATGTTCGCTGTCACACCGACACTAGAGATACTCGCACGACCAGTAGCACCGACGATAGCGTAGACACCACTCGACGCACCTGTAATACCAATGGTCGAATCGAAAGATCCAGACGAACCGGCGACAGTGATCCTGTTTGTGTTCGTATCCCAATTGGCAATCCTCGCGGAGAAGGTAGATCCTTGGAGGATATCTTCTCCCTCGATGAATGTATTGTATGAAGAGGACGCAAGGGGAGTACCAGAAACAATAACATCAAAGTCTGGTACGATAGTAAATTGATCTTGAATCTCGTCGATCTCAGTAGTGCCTGTCGAGAGTTGCTCGTATGAGTAACGCATCTTCTTACATGTGAGTGACATGGAATGAATTCTACCGAGTTGGAAGTTGCCATAGTTTCGATTGACCTTGACAATTTCCCACAGTGCTGATTCACTCTTACCAAGATCGCTTTCGCGAGTATCGTCCTCGCCATAGCGAATGTAAAGAACATCGCCTTCTCTTGGTTCCAGTAATTTTAGGTCATCAAAGACTTCTCGAAATCTGTCGATAGAAACAGTGAAGTCGGAAGTCTCATCGATTTCAAGACCAATCTGACCGAGGATGACATCACTACCTTCAAATCCATCCACGTTCTCTACATACATCTCGATTTTTCTTGAGGTTGAGAACTTAGATCGGGTGTCCTCACCGAATATGGTATCAACTTCTACTTCGTCTCGAACCATATATTCGACATCGATGCCAAAGTTTCGAATCATCTCTTTGTGGAGATCCGAAACCAAGTCACGTTCCCGGTTGGGTCTTAGTCGAATATAAGGATTAGTTGCCATTCAATCACCCCGTAAAGAAATCAGTGGGCAGCCCATACATGTCTTCCATCTGCTCTTCGATTCTTTCAACCTCCTCGTTACCTTCAGAATACAACTGAGTTCCATTCAGTGAAACTCCGCCGGGCAACTGAACACTCTCATACTTTGATAGGTTCGAACCCCATTGTCTCTTGAACAATGCAGTAACGTACTTCTTGAGAAAGCGATCATTGTAGATCTCAGTGTATGTGTCTGGATTTAGTGCGACATATGCCTCAAGAACGATGAACTGACCAACCGTAATATCCTCTTCCCAGTTCATGTCAAGATACAGTCTATTCGTGACACGACTAAAACGAATCGCCTTTTCGGGGTCGAGGTAATCTCGAATCAAACTAAGGTGGTTTTGAATGATGGTATAGTCTGACATCATTCCGGGTGAGCGAAGACCGTAGGCGTCGTTCAGAGCGATCTGATAGGGAACGCTGAAGATATTGTTCGTACCTGATTCGGAGAACTCAAACACGCGAGTCACAGACATAATCTGCTTTCCGCTTTCTACAGCAACGCCAATAGACGCTGCGTTTGCAGCGATAGAATCAGTGTCAATGTAACCATTCGAAACATCGGTGCTAGTTACCTGATGCTTGAAGTAAGTACGCAAAACACCATCGAAGTGATACTCCGAAAATGTTTGCAAGGCATCGTCAAGGCGATCTTCTAGTTGCTCGTCATCGACGTTGATCTCGATAACGGGAAATCCTAGTTGCCGCAGACAATAGTCTTTTAGTTCTTGTCTACTCGTCGGTTGGGCCATCTGGTTCTATCCTCCGCTTCCGCTTATATGTATACGAGCGGGCGACCTTCCGAATTTTCTTTCGTTTATCCGGTCTTCGCTTTTTGTGACTACGGTACTTTCTGGGATCCAGAGTAAAACCCTCCGTTAGAAATCAATCATAAGAGTCTTGCGAATGCTATCTGCGTTTTCGTACTCGGTAAACTTAGCCTGTTTAGAATTCTCTTGAATCGTGATTAGATTGTTGATCTCAACCAAGACTTGATCGAAGACCGAAGAAGTTCCGGTCACTCCAGCAGTGGCGTTACCACCGCCAGTACCGGCACGAATCGTCGATAGAGTGAAACCACCAGATGCTCCAGCAGGGCCTTCAGCACTACCACTCAAACCTCTGACGAACTTCTCTCGAATGTAAGCGGGGTGATTTGGATTGTCACCAGCGACCCGGTGACTTATATCGATCTCAAGCAATTCTTGCGTCATGATCGAAGATATGCTTCTCAGATCAGTGTTGGTTGCTACATGGTCACTCGAAGCAGCAAAGGTTCCACCAGTAAATCCGAACGTAAGACCATGTGTCGCACCATAGTAACTGTCATACGAGGCACCAACAATGAGTTCTAGATACTTACCCTTGAACTGTTCTGTGGAGATAAGAGTAGTTGTCGCGGTAATCTCCATTCCGGTCTGACCACTAATCTCACCCTGAATGGTCGCACCAACCGCGATGTTACCTGCGGTCGGAGAGTGCCAGACTGTTCCACCACCAGCAGCGGCAGAGAACCCAGAATCAAACTGTGCAGTTGGTCCTGAGATTCCTGAGTTTGCACCGAGATCTTGCGTGCTTCCTACACCAAACAAGAACAACTGTAGTTGAGTGGGATCCCACCTAGACACAAAGCCTTCGACGGTAATACCAGTCGGACCTGTAGCGTTTGCACCAGACGGTCCCGTAATATTGTCTGCAAAGGTAAATACTCGTTCACCAAAGGTAAAACCAGCAGTCATAGCACCAGCAGGACCAGTCATTGTAAGAACAATTTCAGCACGGGGATCTATCGGTAGGTTGAATGTTGCACCTGCAACTGAACGCTTGAGTTTACCAGCAGTGGTTAGAGTTCCCTTGGTTTGCTTCGCAGAGCCAGTGGTGATCACTGGCTTGAACGCCACATAGTGCAAGAACAGCACAGAAGAATCGAAGGGGCTGGCAGTGCTTCCACCAAATGCGTGTGCAGTAGTGAATCCAGCAGTGGTTTCATAGTTCGTGAAAATTGTTGAGAATTCGCCGTGCGAAATGCCCAAGGCATTGCCTGCGGTAATCTGATCACCCGTTGCTGCGAGAGGTAGAGTTGCGCCAATGAAACCACCCTCGTCGGTAAACAAGAAAGAGCGGTTCAGTGTGATACCACCAGCGAGGTTGGTATAGTGTTCTAGTGT